CCCATGCTGTCGTAGGTTTCTTGGGCTTTGTCGGAAGTCATTTCAGTTGTGTACATGGGATACTGCGGGGGCGTTGAGTTGAACGCATCAAAGAAAATTTTCTTTTGTCCCGCTTCTAGCATCCGGCTAATATCTGCTCTTGTTAATACAGCCATAATTCACACCCCTTTACAGTGCTAGATTAGTGGTATTGACGCGACCAAAAACTTTTCTGCGGTTGTTGTCAAAACCAGTAATCTTCAAGAATGCTTTACCGGGTGCGGATGACGCAGTATCCATACCGATAATGCCGCCAGCGGCACCAGTGGAGGCCGTAGACCAGCCTACATAACTGCCAATGTCGGTAGTTGCGGGTAGCGTAGCGGATGCTAGAGTGGTATAGGTCTGTTCAATCTCCTTACCCCTCACATCCCAAACATAAAAAGGTACGGTGCTCCCGCCGGTTGTATCAACGGGAACATTTGCAACCATTCCCAAAATTTTAGGAATGGATGTGCTGGTGCTGGATTGTAATACAGCTTTTCCGGAACTTTCTGTTAAAAGTTTTCCAAGGTCGGAACTGCCTATATTACCCAAGCTGCCAGCACCGGGCAATACTTGAACGTAGCTGCCCACGTTAGCGCTTCTAATCATTTAGTTCACTCCTCTTTGTACATTAGTTCGTTGTACTGCTCTTTCGTCCAGGAGGAGTTTTTCTCACGTAAGGCGTTAAACGCGGCCTTGTCACTGTCTGTCCAATGCGTATATAAGGATGTAGGTTTTTTTGATCCCGAAGGACCAGGATCTATTTCCTGTTCCGCATCTTTGTTGTACAGCGCAAGTTGGGCCCGTTTTTCGGTAAACTCTTTGGCTTTTAATGGAGTCCATAGTTTCATCATGTAAGCCTGTTCTGCCGTAACATCGTACTTTTTCATAGCTTCTTTGATTACATTGGCGTTTTCTTTTGCATCCGCATAAAGTTCTTTCTGAGAAAGTGCATCAATCTCAATTTCAATTGACGCTTCCTCAATTCTTGCCAACCGGGCATCTTGAGCCGCCATGAATTTTGCCGTTTTTTCGTCAACGCCATCCTGGACATATCTGTTTTCTGTATCAGTGCGTTCTTTGGCAGCCTCGTACTCAGCAAGTTTTTGCGCTATTTCTTTCTGTTTGCGCTCTGCTTCCTGGCGTTGCTTTTTTTCTTTCATGTATTTAGATAGTGGAACCGCTTCTGTTTTTTCTTCCTCGTTTTGTTCCCCATCTTCTGGCTGCTCGTCCTGTTCCTCTAAGGAATCTTTTTCCTCCAAGGTTTCTTCGCTCATGGAATCCTCCTCTAAAAGTCGGTTACGCCGCTCGGTCGGGCTGTTACTGGTGCCACCATATAAAACCGTTTATAGTCGTGTTCAGGACTTATCTTTCCGGGGACGTTCCCCCGTTTCGATCAAATGTATAAGCTCTTTTTTATCCAATGCCGTAATGTTTGTGTATTTCATTCCTTCTGCTATTTCCCTCAAAGTTCGTACTCCAATGATATTTAAATCAGTTACGGCCATATCGATAACGTTCCATGATCCGTTTTGATTTTCCATAAGCATGATCAATCCGTCTGTTTCTGTCTCTCCGGCCCATTTAAATCTGTTGCCGTAAAACCCGGTTGAATCCGTATACTGGTTTAATTCAACAACCCGCTTTAAATCATTTACTGTATATGTGTGCTTTCCAACTTTTGTCGAATTTAAAACCCTTAACATATTTACCTCGCTATAATTATTTTTTTGTTTTCATCTTTCAGCCCAGCTTCACCGCCGTATACAGTGCTTGTCTTGGTTGCTATCTTTCGATTGACAAACTTTGTTTTATCAAACAATCCTTGATGATATCCGCCTTCCAAAAACTCTGCTACGGTTATAGGATTTTTTGTATGGTGGCCGCATCCACAAGTTGCCGAATCGTCCTTATCCCACCATGCTATGCGTTCGCATCGTTCACACACTGGCATGTCCCATATGTCGTATCCATACGTTTCATTGAGAAATACCTTTGCCGGATTATATCCCAAAGCATGTTCGTAAAACTTGCTTACACCAATAGTTTGTCTGGCAAGCTGATTAGATGTTTTTATGTTCATCTTCCAGCCCTACTTAATGCCCTTCCGGGTAAATCCGATAAAGAAGGTCCACCTTCTGCCATACCGGCTGTTGCTTCTGGCGCACCGGCTTGCTGTAGCTGCATTTCACGCTGTAAGGTTTGTTCCTGTGATTGGTCTATCTGCTGCCCAGCGTAATCATTGTGCTGTAGGGGAAGTCCTATATCTTCCGACAGGTATTTACGCGCTTCTTCCCACGTTAATACAGGTTTGCCTTCTATTACCCATGGGGCAAGACTTTGCATGAGCTGTAGGATAAACTGTTTGTTTTTCGGAAGTCCATCTCCAACGGTGACTTTTATGTCGATATCAACGTCTCGCGTCTGCCCTTTACCCTTGCTTTCTAACACCATAAATTCAGGGGGAGGCGCGTCCTCGTTTGATTTTTTCCATTTACTTTTAAATTTTGAATCTGCCGGAACCATGACTGGAATGTTTTTCATGCTGTTAAAATCAGCCCACACAAACCTTACCGGATCACCCGCAATTCTAAACATCTTTCCTGCGTCGTAATGTTCTAGCATCATAGAAAACGCATATTTCAGCATGTTTCCTAATGTCAGTTCCAGCATCATCTTTTTGTGGTCTGTTGCCGAATTTCCTTGTTGTTGCTGTATGACCGCTTCTGTCGCTGTACTAGCCTTTGAGGACTGGCCCATCATCAATTCGGAATATCGCGTTGCTCGTTGCGCTTCTGTGTGAAAAGACGCTATTAGTTGCCACAAATTTGCATTAACGCGACCCATTTCTACTTGTCTGACGTTTTGGTTTGGGTTGTTGCACGGAGCAACGTTGGTTTCGTCATCATTGAAACTTTCCGGGTCTATTTCCGACGCAGGATCAATCAAGAATTTGTTTGGTTTGGCGGCTTTCATAATCTGGTCGTACAGTTTGTTGATTGTTTCCTGGAGTGGAACCAATAGTTTACCGTCGCCAAATCCCCACAAATCTCCTTCTTTTACGTAATTAGGCGTAAAGAAATACGGATATTTGTTGTACTTATAATACGGCTTGCTTGAATCAGATTTATAAAGCAGCACACCGTTTCCAGTAAATTCAAGTAATTGCAAATTTCCGTTTTCAAATCTCCATATTTGCAAATACCGAATCATTTTTTGCTTATCTTGTGTTGTATATTGTGTGTTCCATATTGGAGATCTATCGTCATCGCCGCTTCTCAAATTTTTTACAGCTTCTTCGTTAAATCGTTTCTGTTTCTTAAACCATGAATCAGGATAGAAAAATTCTTCGCCCATGTGTTCTGCACGGCAAAAATCTAGGGGTGATGTTATGCTGGAATCCACAAAAAACCGATTTGGAGGAACTACGGAAAACACGGGAAGCCCAAAGTTGTTTTTCCATGTGGGATCAAATGTAATTTTAAATGTTCCCGGTCCGAACTTGCATCTGCGTCGTTCATGATGCTCTATTAATAATTTAATGTTGTTTTGTTGTAATACCCATTCGCAAGCGGCTTGCGTTACGTCCTCAAATGGCTTGTCCGATGGCGTTTGTCCTTCCGCAATGCAATCTATGGGAGCCGCCATGATCATAGCTACCTGACCCTCTATGTTTGCGTTAACTATGTTTGCTCGTGTGTTGGGTTGATCTGTTTCTAACTCTTGATCGCAGGAATATACTTCGTCTATTTTTTCCCATTGTGTATAGTGGGGATCCATTAAAGAACGAGACTCTTCTATCTGGTTGAGATAATCGTCAACCATTTGCATTTCTTCTTCTGTCATGTATTCATCGCGTGTGCTTTTAATTTCGTCCATCTTTCACCCGTTTTCCCGTGTAGAGTCCATCTTCGTTTTTGTATTTTCCATACTTATCCACAGACGGTTTCTTGCGGTGCATCCGTCCAATAAAAAAGCCGGGTATAAACCCGGCAATCAAAATAGTTGCTCCTAAAATCATTAACATATTCAGTTTAAAACCTCTGTTTAGTTTTTTCCTCTTTTACAGTTTCATATTCCGATATAAATGTCAATAGTAATACATAAATCGTACATAAAATGATTATGTTTTTGCTAGTTTTGCTTTCATCAACGCTTCTGCCATGTCCCAATCTTCTTTTGTGTCTATGTCTATTGAGCGGGATTTTGGCATTTTATAGAGTATTGGATCATCGTGAATAATTTGGTTGGTTTCAATAAACCTAATGGCTTGAAAAATAAATATTGCAGAGTTTCTTTGATAGCATGTTTTATCTTTGCCTTTATCATATGCCGTCTGTTCTCCCATTGGCTTTTCATCATCTGCATACATTCGTTTTTTTGCCGTTGTTTCACATACACTAACAACAGGTACGCGCCCACCGAACGGCTGTCCTTCATTTGCTTTTCTCTCTAAAAAATAAGCATTGTCGATATCTTCTCCTGTTCGCATCGGGCTTGATGGTTGTAGCAACACTATGTTTCTCAATGGCCTTTCCGGGTGTTCGCCGTTAAAAAATTTTATATATAGGTATCTAAGTAAAACGTCTTTAATAATTTCTGCCATGGGCACATCATCGCCACATAACCGCTCGGGACGTTCCATTATTTTTTCGTATGTGTCAAGCACAAATGGTATATTTGTTGATATTACATAGTCTTTTATATACTGTGACTGTTCCACCGCTTCTACCGTCCACTGAATGAGAGGTTTTCCGCATAACAACCGAGTGTTTTTACCCGGCACTCTCTTTGATCCTGCTCTAGCGGGAATAATAGCTAAATCAATCATGTATCGGCTCTCCAAACTTTAAAATATGTCTGCCGTGTCTTTTTTGGCGACAGGTTGGACAGGCAACTTCTATCGTTCTCGTGTACCCCTCGGTTGATCCTGGGATAAACTCAAAAGTAAAATCTTCGTTGTAATCCAATAAGCGTCTACCGTCAAAAGGGCATCTTAATTGTTTTCGCATAGTAAAGTTTTCACTATCCTTTCTGCTGCATGTCCATCACCGAATTTGTTAGATGGTGCAAATCGTTTTCCGTAAAGTTTATCCGCTGCGTCCAAAATGTCTTTTTTCTTCATAGGGACTTCTATGACGTTTTTGTCCTTTTCCCGTCCAGCTTGACGATTTCCCACGCACACATAGGGAATGCCCAGATAAGACCCTTCTTTTATGCCAGATGAAGTATTTCCAATTAATAACGAACATTTCCGCATCAGTTCAATATATTGTTCGGGTGATTGATGTTTTATCATGGTAAATTCTCTCGCGTGTATTTCTTTTGATACATCTACGTTCCCAGCGTCCGTATTGGGATTAATGAAAATAGGACAAGGCAACTCTTCTATTGCTGCAAAAAATTCATTAATGTTTTCGCTTATCAATGTTTCCGGATGAAGCAAGACAAGGGTATAGTTTTCCGGCTTTATTTGTTCTCTGTTTATCCAATCTAAAGCAGTGGACCCTACTGCTGTTATAATGTTTGTTTTTTCTACTGCATTTCGTATTCTTGATGCAGCTTTTTCAGTTACGGGAAAATGTATGTCTGCTGCGGCCGTGATCATATTGCGAATTTTATTGTCAATGCATCCTGTTGTTTCTCCGCCTTCTGTGTGAGCAACTTTGATTTTCATGTACATTGCCGTAACTGCTATGGGTAAGACTTCGTATCTATCGCCATGCACCAAAACAACATCAGGCTTAATGTGTTCTAAAGCGTTTCCAACCTGTGAGTATATCAAAGAATCAGTCAAAACCATGTTGATTGGATCATTCCCGCCCACATAGTTTTTCAGCGTATACCCGTCTGTGTGATCTATTCCAGTACAAAACACCAGCTTTTCAATGTCCATATAGTCCTGGGCAAATTCACAAACGCTTTTCAACCGGCCCCAGTTTGCCCTAGAGCCTATCGCAACGCATAGTTTCATTTGTTATTCCCCCATTTCCCTATATACTTTCTTGATTGAAAATCGGGGTATTGATCTTCTCCGCACATCATAGTTCGGACTGTGTCTCGCCAATCGCATATTTCTTTTAGTTCAAACGGTGTCATGGCAAACTTTTGGTCTTTTCCTTCCATGGTGGGATCGATGGTAAAATGTTTTTCTAGACAGTCTATTCCGCTAGCTACCACAAACTTTGCTGCGGCTGTTCCTTGAGAGTGATCCGAAAGACCTATGCTTGGCCACAAGCTATGCAAAAAGCCCAAGTTTATAAGATTCAGTTTATCTAAGGGACACGGATACAACGAAACACAATGCATTAGGGTTACATGTTTGGCGTTCCATTTGTTTAATCTTTTGACGAGTTCAAGCCGTTCTTCCGTCGAGTGCATCCCCGTTGAGATATATACATGCTCAAACATGGAAAGGCACCTATCAATTAATTTCCACGAGTTGCAATCTGCCGATCCGATCTTCACACGCTTAATGCCCAGCTTGCCCAATTCATAAACAATATCTAAGTCAAACACAGTCGTCAAAAATCCAACATGGCTTTGAGCACACCAGCCCATTATGTTTTCGTGGTCTTTATACGATAGTTCACGGGCTTTGTAGTAGTCGTAGTTTGTTTTGTCTACTAACTTGTCGGCCTTAAAAGACTGAAACTTGACAACATCGGCCCCAGCATCTGCGGCTGTTTTAATCATTTTTTTTATGATTTTTTTGTCGCCATTATGATTAGCACAACATTCGGCTATGATTTTCATTCACTTGTGGTTTTCAAGAAACTCTTCCTCCTAAATATATGTATCTTCCCACGAAGCCCGATTATATGCCCAAATATCAACTAATTCTTTGATTTCTGTATTGTTTGATTTATATACGTATTTTTCTATTATATCTTCCAAAAGTTTTTCTACAATTCCAGCAAACAAAAAATTAAAAAGTCCCATTAAAGCTAAAATAACCGATATTGTTCTGTGTTGACGCAATATGCCGCCCAACATTGGAAGGCCAATTGACAGTAAAAGCCAAATTATTGTACATGCTTTCGTGTGCATAAACATTGTTATTTTTAATAAAACTTTCATTTTGCAATCTCCTTTTTATTTAAAAACTTCCAACCATTTAATCAACTTTCTTTTCATGATTTCTTGGGTTGCTTTGCGATCTTCTATTGTGTTACCCCCTATGTGGGGAGTAATGATAAGATTTTCTGTAAAATATGGGCCAATATATTTCATTTCCATTGACGTATCTGCATGATATATAGCGGCGTACTTAGGTTCTACCATTGCGTCATTTCCAATTGGATAATATATTTTTGGCTTTATAAGTAACTCCGGTTTGTCCACCACATCTAAGGATGCGCCTTTGACATTTCCGTTTTCCAGTGCTTCGGCCAACGCTTCAGTGTTAACGATTTCACCTCTCGACGTATTAATAAACCATCCGTTTATGAGTTCAAATTCGTTGTATGAGAAAAAATGCCGTGTGTCCCTGGTTAATTTTAAATGACATGTTACAATGTCTGAATGTCTTAGTAAATCTTCTAAGTTCTGGTCTGGGTCGGTTTTATCGTGGGTTAGAATCTTCATACCGAAACACTTCGCATATTTGGCAACCATCTTTCCCAATCGTCCGTATCCCACAATCCCCAATATCTTGCCATGGAGAGTGTGGCCTATGTATTTGTCTCTGTTTTCTTCTGTGTCCCCACAGGATTGTACTGTGTTTCTTAAAAGCGCAAGCATCAATCCTATGGTGTGTTCGGCGGTAGAATATATATCTTTACAATCCTCTGGTTCCAGCTTCAAAAGAGGTATGTCTCGGTTGTCAATGTGGTTCGTGCCTGTAGTGCAAGAAATAATTAAATCATAATACTGGTCCACATACGCATCTTTATAGCGCAAATCTTCATATGAGTATTTTTTGTTTAGCGACGCAATTAAAACGGTATATGGTACGTCTAAACTCATATCTTTCCAGCCCACATAATCTGTATCATCACATTTAATCATCCGATTAAATTCACCTCGCCTCTTTCAATCATTTGTTTTATTTGATAATTCGTAAATCCTTTGTCTATAAGTTCTGACCTTAGGTAACATCCTTTTAGCCGTTCTTTTTCTGCTTCAAATGGGCTTGGCCGTGACATTACGTAGTATCTAGCGTCATCCATAGCGTGATCGTTTTTCTTTTTTGGTCGTTCAACAGGTTCCCCGTCTCGCGGTTCTTCCCACCGATATTTTTTCATTTCCCAGATCATTTTAGGACAATCGGTTGTAATAAAAAACTTAGGTTTGCCTTTTGAGTATTTTGCTTTCTCTGGGTGACCGTTTGGCAGTTCTCTTAGAGTTAAATATTGTTTCATCCTTTGTATGCCTACCCACACGTTTTTGTTTACAAATTGAGGTACAATACCGTGCTGTGTAAACAACTCTGCTGTAGTTTGTTCTGCGTTAATCGTATTTTGTGTGGCGGCACTATCCATTACCGCTAATAGTTTACCGCTTTGAGTAAATGGCCAATCCAATTCTTGAGATTTTTTTATAATTTGTTCAGCGTGCCATTCTACTTTTTTTTCTTTAACATAATGCTCTGCTATTGCGTAGATGTTGGCTTCATCGTCGCATGCATACCAATGACATGACAATGGAGCAGTTAATCCAGGATCGATTGATATTTTATCGTACCATCCATGAGGAACCGGAAACGGATCAATCACATGAATTTCTTGTCTAAATTCAGGGTAAACCAATCCCGATAAAGCTACAAATCTGCCATATTGTCGTGCCTCGCGCTCTTCTTCCGTCAACGTTGATTCCAGATATTTGATTTCTGATTGCGTTAAAAACGGGTTGTCCGACCATTGCATTTGCCAGTATTGGACTTCCGGGTTAGCGTTTCTGTTTTCATATATGACTTCATATGTCCACGTCAGCCCTTTCAACGGTGTCATGGTTGTCCAAAAATCACCCTGGGTATCTAACAGTCTCATTAAGCATTCGTCATATATTTCTTTTGGTATTTCTTCGTCGGCCCATATCCAGTGCTGGCTTGTACCTTGAAACTTTTCCCGGCCCTGCTCGACTGTTTTGAATCCTATCGTTGATATCCCACCGGAAATATGCTTGACCATCAACAAGTCAATAATTCCATGTTCGTAGTCTGTTTTTGCGCCCACTCTCATGACTACATCGTGAATCTGATCGGGTCGCAACCATTTTAGAATTTCTTTCTGTGCAACGTCACGCTGGACTTCGTTTGTCAATGAGACAACCCATCCTCTGTTTGGACGGTTTATATATGGCTTAATGTCTTTTTTATACGGATGTTCGCCGGTTGCGTACCACACGCCCTCTACGGATCCGCCAACCGTTTTGCCTGTGCGGTTGCCTCCGAACAATGCCCGGATTCGTTTAGGCGACTTATGGAAAGCAATCTGCTTTTCATGTCGTTTTTCTTTATTGTAATAGCGTATAGCTTCTTGTTCTCTGCGCCGTTCTTTTTCTTCCAGCAGCAAAGCAAGTTCTTCGCGCTCTTTTCGTGATAGTTCTTCTAGCAATCATTAATGGTCATCTAGTGGCTCTGCCTCCGTTCATTGCGTTTTTCAATAATAATCACAATAATTTCATATGCCAATAAAATCCCTGCGCCCGTTAAAAACCCCCACAACATTTATTTCCCACCTTCCGCAAATGATATTTGTTTCAATACCTTTAGTTCAGCATCTATATCCATATAATCAGGTTCTTGAATATGTTGCAATACGTGCTCAAACGTTTTTTGTATTATCGGCAAAGTTTGTTCAATTTTAATTAGCGTTTCTTGTGCTCCTGGCGTAAAAACATCTATATATTTAATATATTTTTGTTCTAGTTTTTCAGCCAACGGAAGATAATAATTCAAAAATCGATTCGCAATTTTTATGTTGTTTTCGTCTATGTTTTCTAATATTTCTTTTGCAAGGTCAAAAATTCCTTTAAACTTTTTGTTTGTTAATTTGTTGTTTATGTTTTTCGATTTTATTAATATGTTATTTTCTGTGTTTTTTATAATTGTTTCATTAAGCAATTTATTTATTCTTGTGCTAATATAAATATAAAGATGTATTAAACTAACAATAGATACTGCAATGATAGATTCCCATAATAAAATTCCATTTACAATGGCTAAATTTTGTTCTATTGCTGAATCATAAAATCGTGCTATTCCTAATCCAATGTTTAGTAGTGTGCCCATTGAAAATAAAGTTATAAAAGATCCAGTAATAAAAACTGGACGTTTCCCGTTTTTTTCTAGTATTTTGCTAATAGAAAATATAATACTAAAATGTACAACAAGCGTAAAAACAATACTTGCAAAAAAATTGCAACCAGCTTTAACGAGAACAATGTATGGAATTCCCGCTAAACATCCGATAAATTCCATTGGGCCGCAATCAGTAAGGTCAAATTCATATTTTTTTAGTATTCTGGCAATCATGTTGCTCTCCTTCGTTCTATTCAGTGTTATACACCGTTTATGCAGTGTTCCTTTATATATCCCCGTGTATTTTGTGACTATTGTGTATGTTTATGCGTATTTAGTGCATCATTCTCGCCAAGTAGATATATTGCTTCTTCGTATAACGACCGTTCTTTATTTGTCCAAGCGTGGTTATGTCCAGCCAAAGCTAGACTAAGAACGTCCAGCGCGTCTTTAATTGTCTTTTTAGATTCGTTTTTCATTCTGTCTCCTTATATAATCTTCCGCCTATAGAATGGATACCTAAAATTTAGGGGGGCGCAGAGGAACGGGACTCCGATTTGGGATGGTGGGGGGGCTCCATTCCGCTTTATAGACCTATTCCCCTGCGCTTCTTGCTTACATATCCCCTAACGCCAGTAACCCAAGATGTCAACTATGCGTGAAACAAGACTTTCAAGCATAGTGTGTCACTAACCACTAGATGTAGTATGTTGTGTTTCTATGTACCTACTAGATGTTGATTTAGGTAGCATCATTTGTATCTTTGCTTCTAATTCTTCATCATTCATGCCCTGAATAGCCTGTATTTTTCCGTCAATATGTACATTTGTTTCCTTTGTCTCGCTCATTCCATGGTTAACGTTCAAGTCGAACATAGCACCCCTGGGATTCTTGAGCGTATAGAGGCTACCGAGCTTTTGCGAGACCATCCAAGTACGCACGCGAGATACGGAACTGGCATACAGTCCCCCACGCCTCTCATAGTCCATAAGCGTTGTATGATCGATGTCAAGATACACAGCCAGGTCATACATAGAGGGAATAGCTACGTTACGTACATTATTGATAACATCCTCTGTATACTGTTCTACTTTACTTTTAAACTCTACCTCACTGTATTGGGGTAACAATCCACCATTATTAGAGCCTTGCCCCTTATGTACACATACATCTACAGCTTTCTTACCTGGTGTCTTTTCCATACGTTGTCTATCCTTTAACCGTTCACGGTATTTAAGGTTGGAGAGTTGCTTCGCTCGCCGGCGCTCTTCATCTGATGTGTATTTCTTTGGTCTCCCCATATTGTTTACACTTCCATAATATTATCTTTATGCTTTTACATGAACATATGAATACATGTGCATATCTATCTTTTTATCTAGTAATGTTATTTGCCCACTTTATTGATTCTTTCCAATGTTTGGCCTTGTCCCATACATTGGCGTGTAACTCAAAATGTTTATCGCCATGTGACAAGATATAATGTGCCTCACCATCTGTTCTGTTATGCCTTTCCCCTTCGCGTATCTCTATACCCTTTGATCGCATGTACGCTTTCCATTCTTTTAGATCAATCCATAGTTCCATACCCTCTCCTTACTCCGGGTCTTTTACTATTATAGGTTCAGGCGCAACCGGCAGATTATATATTTCACGCATTGACGGTAGTCCAAGCATAAAACTACTCACTGCTATTCTGTGTCTGATCTCTTCGATTTCTTTTTTTTCCTCGGCACTCACTCTACTATCCCCCGCAACCTATCACGTATTTCCTGTATCTGTTCATTTGTAGGGTTCTTCATGTTCCGCAGCTCTCTTAATCGTTTTTTCTGGTGAGCCATGAACCGCCGTATACTCCTATGATTGGCTTTTATAATAGCGTTATAATTCATCATTTTTTCTTTTTGATCTTAGTCCCATACTTCTTATCCCAATTCTTTGCTTGTTTGGGCTTGTTTATATGCATCCAGGCTCTTTGTTTTTTACTCTTGTACGGCATATGATCATTTCTTTCGTATTTTATTTAATATATTGTAATCCTTTTCCATTGCTTCAACAACATCACAAAGCAATTCGTAGGTTATTAGATGCCCATGGATATTAAATACTGTACCTGCGTGATCTACGTCGTTTAATTCTATATGTTGTCTCGTTGCTTCCTGCACCTTTTTTCTCCTTGTAGGAACTTACGTTCTCCCTGTCTACATATAGTATATCATGTTACCAACTATCCAGATATAATCATTTTATGTACGATTTGTTCACACTTTATTTACAATTTGTTCCCCTTGTGTTCTCTTGCATTGTCTGTATTTTGCGGTATAATGAGAATATCAAAAGCAAGGAGGTAAACACGATGCAAATTTTAACGGGAACCAAGCGAGAGATTACAATGATGGAGTGGAACGAAACCCTTGCAAAGGCAGAAAAGAAACTTGCAGACAGTAAAAAGTGCTTTGAATTATACGGGGACGAGGACAGCAGGCGGTGGATTGCGGAGGACGAGAAAAAAGTTAGCGAGATAAAGGACCGGATCAAAAAAGTGGTAGCTTATATGGACGCTCACAATATCAACTAATCGAAACGGGCTTCGGCCCGTCTACCGGAGATAGCCTCCCGGTACTGATGAAAATAGGCTATATTAAATAAGGAGGGAATGAAGATGGATTTTAATAAACTTTGTAAAGACTTCAACGATCGAAAGCCACACGGCGAACCTATTGCCCATACTCCGTTTTTTAATGTAAAGTGGGAGAATGGTAACGATTCAATTAATGAGCTTTTGCGTCGTGGTCTAAAAAAACTGGGTTTCGAGTACATAAATGATTTCGATGGTATTGTGTGGTTTTTGTATTACGGTGTGTGGGAAAGCTGCACCCACGAAATAAAAGACGGAAAAGTCCATTTCTACATGTGCAAATACGCAGACTGACGGCCTTCGGGCCGGTAATGCGGGGCCGGAAACGGCACGGTCAGCACCCCGTAAATTGATAGGAGGTATGAACCATGAACGAGATATTGAAAAAACTCACGGAACAACGCAAAGAATATTGGGAACAAATGCAGATAAGTAAAAGCCCTGACTATTGGCGGGGTAAAGCTTCTGGGCTCACACTGGCAATTGAAATAATCGAAGAGGCTGCTCAATGTTCCTAATCCACTAGCAATATCCCCGGTTATATTGTATTATTTACAAATAAGGAGGCGAAAAAATGTCCCGAAAAAAAATAACGATTACCATTGATCCCGCTGTATGGGATTGGATTTCAAAATATTCTAAAGAGACTAGGATCCCTAAAGCACAAATTATAGAGTTATCAGTAATAGATAAAATCAATAAAGTACAAGAGGAAGAATCAGAAAAGAAAAACCGGGTTTAATCGCCCGGCTTTCTTTTTTCGCCCGATAAGGCAGGAAACCGGACGCATCCGATTACCTTAAGTGGTGTCCGCAAACACTCACCGCAATTCCGTATGGCCCCATACTACCTAGATAGCTGCCGCTATACTACTCCACGTGGCACGTAGACCTTCGATAGTACAGAGCCTTACACCAGCTACGGCGCATTTACGCTTTCACAAGTTCATCATATTATACCATAGAACATACGTTCCTGTCAAATTATATTCTCTACTTCCGCCTCAATTTCCTGCATGATTCTGCTTGCGTAGTTCCTGCATGTCCCTATCTCGTAGTGTCTCGCTTCCGCTATCACGTCATAGGGCCGCCCTTCAATAAACCGCATACGGAACACTTCAAACGCTTTGCTTGTGTTGTGACGTATTCTAACACGTCTGATAGCCTCTTGTATATCATCTGGCAAAGGATTTAATATAAGGCTTTCTCGTATGTCCATGTGATCACCGCCTTTTAAAAAACGTATCCATGCTCTGCTGCTCCGGCTCTTGTGGTTCCGGGTTAAACCCACTCATGTCTGGCCCGTTCTCTGTTTCTTGTTTCCATGATAAAAATTTAACTTCGTCACCAATAACCTCTGTTACATACCGCCGCTCTCCTGCCTGGGTCTCATAATTCCTTACATGGATTCGCCCACATACTGCCACAAGCCGACCTTTCACAAGATACTTTCCGCAGTTCTCGGCTATTTTCTCCCACGTCACAATAGGTATAAAATCAGCTTCATCTTTTTTCTGCCTGTCCACTGCCAGAGTAAATGTACATACGGCTGTGCCGGTCGCTGTATAACGCAGTTCCGGGTCTTTGGTGAGGCGACCTATAAGGACTACTTTATTTAGCATTATTCAATTACCTCCCAATCAAATAGCGTATTCCTGCCTTTAAACGGGCAAAGAATTTTTTATTTGGCGCGAGAAAGCGTTCTTCAAATGTCAAGGGAATCCTGATTGTTTCGCGTTCACATATTTTTATATCAAAGCTATAAACAATTTCGTCCCCTTGCGTGTATTGGTGTACTGCTTGCCTTTTATTTTTGATAATTCTGAAAGTATAGTATTCTCCGTCTTTGATTATTTTTGTTATCTCTCTTATGGCTTTTTCTTTTGCATCACGCTCCATATATTTTCTGTGCTTTTCCGGCGTCTTGTCTGGTATAAATACGGATGAACTGTATGTCATTGTTCTACCTCCCCTAAATCTTCTACCGCATATTTTAAAAAGTTTTTTAACGGTGAATCCATTTTCCCAGTAAACCCATAATAATCTTCGCCGCCAGCCATTTTTGTTTTTATGATATTATAATATATACGGTCATCCTTTATTTTCAATACTTTACAAAACCATTTGTTGCGGTAAAAATTTAGCTCATACATATGGTTTACCTTTATATCGCTAACTTTCATATATGCTCCCTCCCTTATCCCATCAATGCGCCGTATATATTGCGCTTTACTTTTGTTTCATATGGTCTGTAAATATGTTTTTGTCCTTCGCTGTGCAAATGTGAGTATTTTCTATATGCTTTTCTTGCTTGCATTTCTCTCTTTATCTGAAAAGCATAAAGTTTTATTTGCCCTTCCAAATATTCGGGATCGTAATTTGTTGTCTTTGCGATCTTCTCTACTGACCATCCTTCCAAAAGATCACTTGCTATCCCAATAATTGAATCATAAGTTAGTTTCCTGCGTGGCCCTCTCGATATCTTCTTGCTGTGTGCGCTATTTTTGCAACTGTATTCGCAGTATCTTTTCTTTGGATCCCTAGTGTAAAAAGCACTTCCGCAGCTTTCACATGTCCCTACTCTCATATAAGGTATTCCAAGTGCCTTTGACATCTTTTCAATACCGCCATATTTGTCTATCCAAGAATGTTTAATCCCTAATCCAACCATCTGTGTTCTTGTAGGTATATTTTCAAGCCTTTCTTCTTTCATGAATTGGAGTATCTTTTGCTTTAATTCTTGCATTTTTCTAACCTCACTACAGTAATGCTTGTCCCATCGTCATTCCCAATTGGGAATTAACCGACCGTACTTAGCAAATTCCTTGTATTCCTTTTGTGTTATGAGTTCCAACTTTTTAGATTCTTCTGGATAATACTTTGCAAATCTTTTTAGCTTTGTTTTACTTTTATCGTCCATCCATCCCTTAATTTCAACCCATCTGTCCTCATTTAATAAATAAAAGTCTGGAGTATATGAAACACACCCCCTTCTTATTGGCTCAAAAACAAATGTTCTCGGTTCATATTCCCATCTAATCCCAACAAAGTTATAATACCGAGCCATGTTTGCTTCCCACGCACTACGGAAATACTGATTATTTAAATCAGCGCGCCTACCGCCCCTGGCCCTCGAATAACATGATGAAGCGTCTTTGTGTGGGTTCAACGTTCCGTTTTTTTTTCTTGATTTAATCAATTTATCAATCCTTTTCTTTTTGTCTTTTTCGGATGCATTTTGGTGCCATTTAATTACAGCATCTGCATATCTCTTCTTAAACTCTTCCGAATGCGTTTTTCCCAACATGCCTCGCGGATGCCCGTTTTCGGCAATCCATTTTTTCATCCTTTTACTGGTTGCGGCATTTCTCGCTTTAGATGTTTTGTATTTTGGCTTCGCCGGACCCTTGGGGTTCTTTTTCTTTCTCCCGGTCATTTCAACACCGAGTTCACGTGCTTTACGGGCAATGCTCGTTTTTGGCCTGCAAAGTTTATTAGATATCTCTTGGAGGTTGTAGCTATTGTAATTCTTTTTAATATAACGACATTCTTTTTCCGTAAAACTCACGGGGTGCGCAATGTGTAGTTTGTTTGCCTTGCTTATTATTGCCCGTCTTGATCTTCCGAGTTCATCAGCAATTTTAGATGGCTCTACATTATTTTCATAATGCTTTATTAGTAATACAATCTCGTTGCTTGCCCATGATTTATTGTTGTTATTTGGTTCTGTCATTCTTCTGTATCCTCTGGATCATCAACACAGTCAGAAGCGTCCTCATAGCCTTCAAATATTAAGTCAAACATTTTATCAAATGCTTCATGCAAATAAGTATCTCCATTATGCTGATTGCATTCGTTAATAATATTTCGTGCGCAAAATGCCGCAAATTCTAACTGCTTTCCCTGCTTAACTTTCATTTCTAAATGGTTGTTTTCTGCATTCTCAAACGCGCATATCAACCCATCAATTGAAACTTCGATCTTTAATTTTTCTTTTGTAACTATACTTGTAAATCCAAGATTTTCAAACTTTGCTTTCATATCCCTTCTTCCCCTTCCTCAACCCACTGCTTTCTTGACGGCTAGTACAATAGCAATCATAGCTACCCACACAGCAACACAAACCACTGCAATAACAACAATAAAAACGATAGAAAACATCTTTATGGTTTTATTGTATTTATGTGCAGATTCCACAAGATCGTCACATTTTTCTTTAACTTCATTTAGCTCTTTATTTGCTTTATTTGTTTTTATATGTTCTATAATTTCTCCTACTATTTTCTCCTCTGTTTTATACATGGTCGGCCTCCCTATAAACAATTCTTTTTGTAACGACATTTATCGGATATTCCACAGGGCCAGTACCACCATCCCCAATGCTTCTTAAATAATTTAATACATCATTACATGCCATTACATATCCCTCTGCATATTCAGAACATTCCATTTCTGTGTATCGCTTCTTTTCTGTCACATATTGTTTTATCTGCTCATTAAGCATGGTCGGCCTCCTGCCTCTCTTTTTCACATTCGCGGCACAAGTGTTTTCCTCTACTAATTGTTGTTACCATCGAATCTCCACGATATCGATCAAAAGATCCTCCACACTGACAACAAATACGCTTGTCTTTTCTAATATTTCTTACATAAGTAGCCGTAAGCATTCCCCCTATACCTCCTTTACCTGAATCTAATCAGTTTTTGTATAAAATATATTATTCCAGTTTTCATATGGAGTTTCTTTGCAGTGTTTATACCCAAGTCGCTCCATGTCTAGTATAGATTGCTCAGCAACAATAACAGTTCCCCTGTATTTATTATGACCACAACATGAATTAACAGTAATAACTCCAGCCTTTAATAGTTCGTCTATTTCTTTTGCTATGCAAGAGTCAACAAATATGGTTGCTCTGAATATATAGAAATCAGATTCCCTTCGTCCGACAAGCCATTTCGGAATTTTAATCTCCGTCAATCGTCTATTGCTTCCGCCAGTATCTCTTTCGGTGCATTTGCACATAGCATTATCCTTTCAGCGTCGCATTTCATGAAGTCATCTGCCAACGTTACTAGTTGGCAAGCCATCACTTTTATCTCAAAACCGCAATATCCTAAACCAACCATCTGTTTTATTTTAAGAATTTTATCCATTGCGTCATTTAAGATACGCTCATTTGTCATATCGTTATTAAATTTTTTCTGTTTGAATTGAGACACAGCGTCCATAATTTTCATACCCTATACCTCCTTCACAAGCCGGGCATATCTGTCCAAGCCATCTGCGTATATCTCAACAATCCCATTTCTGACAAGCACGTACATTGTGTCCTTTCTTATCATCCGCGATCCAACATGCCAGCAGTTGTCATAATATCCGCGAAATTCCTCTCCATTACCAAGCAGTTCTACCGCCCGTCTCTGTGCATTAGTCAGTTCCAATTCTTTCATCCTTGTGCCGCAAGGACATGTCAATGCTTCTTCCCGCTCTTCTTCCGTGATGTTTGCAGGCAAGCTTACGCTAAAGAAAAATCCACATTTAGGGCATTTTAAACTAATCATTCTGTCTCTCCTTCCCCAGCCTGTCCCCAATGACCGTGCTTTTTCATAATTTCAATGACTTCCTGTGCGTAGGACTCGTCCGTGTTAATGACAATGTATTCCGGACAAGGTTCTTTCCCGTCTCGCTTTCTTCCGGCCTGAATATCCTCTAAATCGTTTTGAAGCAATGCGCCTTTTATTCCAGAATTTACATACTTCACAAAATCCTCGATTTTAATAACAATAAACTTCCGCAAGCCGCCGCATTTCATCAAATTACTCATGGTTCTCTCCTTCCCCAGGATCGCGCCATATACACCAGTCGCAGGCACCCTCATGCGCCCTGTGGTATGCTCCGCATTTCATACATAGTTCATTTCGTGCCTTTTGCTCTCTTGCCCTGAATTCGGTAAGCTGAGTTTGTAGTGTGGAGACTTCTTCTCGTAGCTCGAATATTTCTTCATGCCTCTTTATGCATTGTTCGGTTCTAACTGAAAGCTTGGCCTGTAGGGATTCGATCATATCAGCGGCTTGCGGCAATACTTCTTTATTGAAACCAACGCACATTTGCTCTGGGCTTGGAAATGGCTTGTGTGGCATAGGGCATCCCATACAATCCCCTGCAGACTTAAAAAATTTATCACAGTTTGCCTTTGCCCGTAATGCCTTGACAATCGTTTCAGACTCTAGTTGCTTGTCCATATCTACTCCCCCTCTTCTTGTTTACGCATCTTTTCCATTTCGTGATATCGTTCTGGATCATCTTCATACCAAGGCATACCACGTTTCTTAGCTATATACTCAGGGCATTCATCAAGCATACAGATTTCATAACCGCAGGTGTGTTTGTATACGCATGGTGTCTCTCGAATGTATTTCATATCTATTTATCCCCTTTCAGCGCGGCCTCGGTTGTAAATGAAACTGTTGAATCAATGTCTAGGTTTTGTCCGCGCGCCCAGCATCTATATTTTTTACAATCAGCATACTTATCGCATCGAGGCGTATCGTTACCAACGTTTTCGCACCGGTAGCACGGGAAAGGCATCACAGCACGGCCCTTCAAATAATCAATAAGTTTTATCAGAAGATCGTCTGGCATCGTTTCCGGATGGGGTGGCATTATAAACACCCGTTCCTGTCCGGCCTCCACCATAGCGGCAAGGAAGTCAGGGTCAAACACTTCAAGCAATGCGTTTATAATATAATTGAGCAAGTCTGCCCGTTCATTGATTCCCTGATATTTTCCACTATTTAGTTTTTCAATCCATTCTTTTATATTGTTCATAGTTCCACCCCCAATAGGTCAGGATTGTCCCATTTGTTGCCCATTTTCGTAAATGATTCTTCGTGAAGTCCGTAAAAAAAACATATCGGTGCGCTTCCTTCTCCACGCCTATACCCCGTGTAATCTTGATAAAAGTCATTTTCAATACGCTTTAGTGCAAAGCAAACATCTTCTTCGTCATACTCAACCAGTGCCGTTAGGATTGACTCGATTTCACATCCATCAAAAAGAAACTGATGAAAAGTGATAATATCCCCCTCAAATATCGGCTCTCCGTTCTTGTCATACATTCCCGTCCATTCCCCTAGTGTGGATGGGTCAACCTCGTACCAATACCAGTCCGACATATCATCTGTTTCTTCGTATCTTACTATGCATGTTAAACTGTAATGTCTTGTGGATGCATTTCGCACAACTTTCCAGCCGATTATCCACTCACCCGTTACCCTGTCTTTCCCTCTCCACATCCCGCGTTCTAATTTCATGTGTATATCCCCCTATCTACTCTGCCGGTTGGCGGAGCCGTTCAAGGCTTGCTTGTATAGCATCGTCTGCCGTTTTGTAATAATCTCCACCAAGACCCATGTAGCAAGGCAACCCTTCTAATGGTCCATCTCTAAACACAGCATCTGTGGGGCGAAAAAATAATATTTCTCTAGCCAGCTCATCGTCGCTCATAGCCCGTATCCGATCACCGTTTGTAAGCACTTCATCCATTTTCATATCCCCCTATTTGTTATCAATCAGTTCTTCGAGTTCTTTCTCGGAGTAGTCCCGCTGCGTGAAGTCGCCGAATCCCATCTTGCCCCGTCCTTTTTCTTTTTCTTTTTTTTCTTCTCTCCGAATCCATGCCTTGACGGTAGCGTAGTAATCCTTGTACTTTCTTCCCTTTGATGCAACGTAGTAATCGATTCTCTGTATGAAATCATCTATCACAACTTGTCCATGATCTTGCACCAGCTTCTCATATTGACCGTCCTTCAATTTCACGTTTCCAAGTTCACCGTATATAATATATTTATTATCCTTATTATCTTTATTGTTTATGTCCGACTGTTGTACTTCCTGTTGTACCTCCTGTTGTTCAATCTGTTGTACTTTCTGTTGTACCTTTCGTTTTTTTTCTCCCTGGTAATCGTCATAATTTACAATGGTTATAATGGTTTTTCTCTTGTCCTTTTTGATGTCTATCATGTTGTCCTGTTTTAGCCGTTCTAGGTACGCCCTGACCTTGTTCCTGCTCCAGCCCCATCTTTCCGATAACTTCAATTCGCTTGTTACTTTTTGCCCTCGTTTAACTGGGATAACTTCTTGTCTAAAAACAACCTTTCCGTCCTCATGCCCCATCAACAAAAGCAGGTCTACCCATGCTTGCCCTTTTGAAAATGGTTTCTCTTGCCATACCCAGTTATTCCAAATTGATCTATATATGCTAATCCAGCCAGCCATATATTCCCCTCTATCTGCAAACTTCGCTTTCTACATAAGGATCACTATTAATCGTGCCCGTTTCCATTGGCTCCGGTTTATTAATTTCTACGAGAACAGGCGCAATGTATTTTAAAATATCCTCATATTGCTTTTTCTCGTCACCCTTTGATGTGATGTACATTTCTAAAGCAAGTTCCTCTGTTTCTTTTAATATTATTCTGGCTTTTTTCAGGGCTTCTCGTATAGGGTTCATAGTGCCTCCTATCTATTTACTTTAAAAAACGCTTTTGCAAATCCGGGCGGTGTGATCGCCCGTATGTCTGCCCTTTTTAAATTCAGGTGCTTATATTCATCCGGACACTTCGGATGTTTCCAATCCTTTGCGTTCAAGCTCCCGTTTGGAAACTTATACATCATGTCTGCCGGCTTTTCTTTTACGGTAGGTTTAGGCTCGTTAAAATAACCCCAAACGTCGGTAGGCTTACTGCGTTGCTCCCCATATTGCCAGTGCTGAAATGTATATGCCGGCTTACCAAGAAACTGCCGTAAAAAACCAACGGGGTTTTCCATTGCCCAAAACTTTAGTTTTGTTTTTATACGGCATTCCCATATAATTTCCATACATGCAGAAACAACCTCCATGCCAGCCTCAAAGTCTCGCGGATTGTTTGCCTTGGCCCGACTAAACTCCGTACATGGCGGCGCGGCAAAAATTCCGTAAATTTTCTCATAAGGAATGTACGCGCAAGAAAAACCCCCTCCAGGCATCCATATTTCAAAATCAAATTCATTAAAACCGCATCTAGTTACATCCCATTTCGGTAAAGTCAATAATCGCACGTCATACCCAGCGTCTTTATACGGCTTTGACCATGCGCCCGTTCCACCACATAGGTCAAGAATTATCTTGTCGCTATTTTCGTTCAAAATCCAACCCCCATTTCCATCTGCTCCCCACATGCAGCGTGCTCCTGCTTTTTTAAAACCCTCACCTGTTCCGAAACACGATGTCTTAACTGGTTTATATATGAATCTGTTTCCTCTCCGTCTAGGGGGATGTAATAGCCGTATGGAGGATGTGTTGTAGATGCTATTAACTTCCCGTCTAAACGCATTTGCTGAATCTCTGACTGTACCTTCCTTGCTGATAAATCAGTTTTAAAAGCAAGGTATTTATTAGTGATTGCATTGTCCTGTCCATAGGGTATAGCGTTTAGTATTCTTTGTTGGGTATTGGTCATGATGTTGCACCCTCTTTCCTCCACTCTATGGATTCATTTTGATATTTAAAGTGCAATGGTTTTTTAGTTTTCTTCGCCCAATCCTTGCATGTTTTTTGATCTTTTTTCGGTGGTAAATATCTGCCGCCTCGCGTTACATGGCAAATATTCTTAGCGCCAAATGGATAGCAGTACCCGCAATTTGAGCATTTTCTTTCTCTGTATTTATCGCCCTTGCAAACGCACTGTTTCCCCGTCTCACTCTCTGGATGTTCGCAGATATCACCGGGGCCTTGATACGTACATGTCCTGCATTTAGCAACCTCAATAGCCATGATTAAACCTCCTTAATACGCGATAAAGTTTCCGTCCCCGCTATCCCATCCACCCCATCACGACGATTCCATTTTTCTATAACGCGCCGCCTTGCCCGGCCCTTTCCCCTGCAATCGTGTTCCATAGTCAGTCCACACTTGCAAAAGATTCCTGCGCCATAATAATTTGTATGCCATTCTGTTTCTGTAACGGTTACTTTTCCACCACAACAAGGACAAGATATTGGCTTTTTCATATTGTAGCCTCCAGTTCCTTCAACGTCTGCGGTCCAGCCACTCCATCCACAACCAACCCATAATCCTCCTGGAATGCTTTGATGGCCTCATACGTCTCTTGTCCGTATATCCCATCAGCCTCAATACCTAAAGCCTCTTGTAGAGCCTCCACATCCTCCCCACGGCATCCGAAAGACAACACCCTTGATGATCCCCTGTCCGTGACTTCCTCCGGTCTGCGGTAAAATGCATGGTTCCCGATGGTACAGACGTATTCCAGATCATCGGCCCATTCCGGTTGACACTTGTCCGGGTTAAAAAAATACTGCGCTCCCTGTACAATATCCGAGCCTTGCACGGCTATCATTGTTGCTTGCTCCGTAGATGCATCAGAATTACCCTGTGGGAGCGCAAATTGATTCGATTGGTAGATTACCTCCTTGATTATGTCGGACCAATACGGGGCAGATACGCGGTTCAAAATGACCTCTGCTACTGCCACCTGACCGATAAATGGTTCTCCTCTTGATTCTTCATAGACCACCTGGGATATAAGGTCTGCACCGTCTGCCGTGGCTACAAAGAATATAGCCAGGATATATGTGAATATAATTAGGGCTATAGTGAGACGGAGAAAGCCTTTATAAGTCATGGTCTATTCCACTCCCGTCCAATTTGCTCATTCAATATCTTCATCACAAGCTTATATATTTGGATAGCATCTTTAGCAGACGAATACACGACATCCGCAACATCACGCTCAAATCTTAATTCTGATATTCCTCTACTTCCACGGCATATATCAGACACAATGGTTACTGGCGTCCCCTTATCTCGCTCTATCAGTATTTCTTTTCTTAGTGCCTGTCTGTATGTTTTTTCTGCTTTCGCTCTCGCCTTGCCACGCTTGCCTAATTCGCTTAGGGCCACCTCTAATTGTTGTTGTTTGTCCCGCAATTCAAGAAATAAATCCTGTCCGCTCTCACTCATAAGTAGTTCCTCCCAAATATCCTGATAAAATCATCACGGGAACCATGATCCCTTTCAAACTTCTTTTGCGCATCCTTTTTTATAATCATGTCCTTAACTCCAAACGGATGATCCGTTACATTGTCCGGACCTGTCCTGTGGCATCTTGAACAAAGATGATATATTAGCCCGTATTTATCGCATAATTTCCGTCTGCCGTTGCCTTGAAACGCATGATGCGGTGGCTCTGATGGTTGTTTGCAAAAAAAGCATGGCTCCCAATCTTGATTTATCATTAAAACGGTAAATCTTCGTCCTCGCCCTCAATCGGTTCAAAGTCTTTCGGGGGCGTGTACGTGTTGTTGACAGGAATAAGGGGCTTGTCCTCCGGGACTTTGAAGTCACCTTCTCGGATGGTTTGTATAGACCGGGGACTTACTGGCTTTGTAAACCATCCTATCTCGCCGTTTGACCGCTCGTATTCTTCTCGCTGAAAGATCATCCCGACCAGCTTGCCTTTGAGTTTGTTTTCGTCCCAATCCCACGTAAAAGAATTGCTCTTTTCGATATCCTCAATAAGCCCCTTCAAGAATCCTGCCGATTCGTTAGTAAGCATTTGATAGTAGGTGCAGCCCCATTTCTTTTCGTCGCGGGTATCCTTCTCAAAACGCTTCTTGAAAAAATCCTTGTAGGCTCCCTCATGAATATCAAGGGCCAATTTAAGCATTGGCTTTCCTGTGCTTGACTTGTCCTCTTTTACATTGACTATTCTGCATACATACCCATCTGCCGGAAGTGATTCATATTCGCCAGTAAATGCCGGTGCTTCTTCGTATCCTTGCGGTTTTTTAATCATTCTTTACCTCCAAAATTGTAATATTCACGTATGGAATCATCGACCATCTTTAAATCGTTTTCGATCTCTTGCGGGAACATGTCCATAGGACTTTTCGCTATATCGAGCCCGTCTGACTGTGTTTTGAATTTGTATTTGCCGTCAGAAAAAACAGACCGCAAAACAATAGTAAACATACCCTCAATGCATACTTTTTCATCCAACATCTTGCCTATAGTCTTGGGTTTCACGTCCCCGAAATCGTTTTTGTCCTCATGCATGATAAAGTACACAATCTTTTCAACTGGGAGTTGGTCAACCACAAATCTAATCAATCCCCAAAATTGATCCCCCAAGTCGTTGTAAAATGAAAAGATAGCATTTCCAGCCCCAGTCTTTGCATGCCCCCTCATAAATGCATTTGTCATAAGGTATCCGGCATCGTCAATAACTAGCGTTAATGATTTCGATGAATAAAGAAGCTGTTTAATCTCGTTGTAATCATCCGTTACCTTAATAGGTATTTTTCCCTTAAAAGGAAGCGGTTTACCCAGGACGTTTATCACGCCTGTACCTTCCGCAAAATTCCGCAAGCTGGCAGATTTTCCGCTCCCACTTTTACCAATCAATAGCACTGGTAAACCCATTGTGATCCTCCTTCTCTTCTGTAGGCGCTGGAATCGCCGCGTAATTATATCCACGATCAATAAAAAATTCTTCAATCTCTCTAATTTCTCGCGGTGTACCGTATACTGCATATGTCACATAACATACTGTGTCTTTTTCATCGTCCGTTAAAATAACTTCTTTACCTGCGGCGATATCAATAGTTGGTTTTTCCATGCTCTATCCTTTCTAAAAAGCGGCCCCGCCCGTAATGAACGGGGCCAGTGTAGGGGGTAAAGGGTTGTCCTGCTGCTCCTTTAGAAAATTACAAGTTTCAGCAATATAATAAATGCAAAAATAATGCACAAAAAGTAAAACCAATCAAAGCAATCAAACGCATGGTTGTATTCAATAATTCATTTTTCATAATTCCCTCTCGCTTTCCTTGCGCTTTGGTTCGCCCATAAAAGACCCTATATCAAAAAGCTTCTCCATTTCTTCATGCATACCGCGATTAAACATTTCTGCCTCATGTTCTTCTCTATCCATGACTGGCAAATTGTTTTCTTCGCACCATTGTTCATATTTGTTGTATTCCATTATTTCGCCACTTCCTCAACTTCCGGAACCGGAATCTCTGCACCACATACACAACATTTCCATGCGTTCAGATCGTCGGATGAATAGTTCTCTTCCCCGCATTCAGGGCATGTACGTACCACCATGGTCTTACCTCCTAATCGTCGTATTTCTTGTGCCACGCAAAATCTTTGCATCGTTGATAGTACCATTTATGCGCTCCAGATAATTCGCAATTATGCGCGCTATTCCAATATTTACAATGTTCACATTTAATATTTGATTTTTTGCTCTTATCCAGCTTTTTTGCCATTCCTTTTATCTCCCAACTATTTGCCATACCAAGACACCTATAGAAATAACAATTAGTATGTTGCACCATATCCGGGTACGATCAGAGCGTAGTATGCGGATCATAATGCCATGTCACCCAATAATGGCTTTATGACTTTAATTATTTTTGTGGCAATTTGCGTCCCGCTTTCTTTAAATGCACCCGGCGCAACGTCCACAATTTCAGTCCCTAATTTTTCTAGCCAGTTACGAAAATCCACTGACTTTTTATTTGTTCTAAAGAACGGTGAAGGGCTCATAACCGAAACTAAAATTCCACCGCTTTCCAACAGATCATAAGCGTGATAAATGTGGTCTATGTCCTGTTGTTTACTGAACGGCGGGTTCATTACTATGCGGTCAAATTCCATAACTTCGCCCGGCTTATATTCAAGAAAATCATTTCCTACCATGCATGTATATGGCTTATCGCCTAAATATTTTTTCATTTCATTGTTCATTTCAATGCAAATAAGATTCTGGTTTTGTTCGTATATGACATCGGCCAAATCACCTTTTCCACAGGACGGCTCAAGGATATTATTAGCACCATCAAGCTTTGCCATTTCGCAAACCTTCTCAGCAACGGGACGTGGTGTGGGGAAAAACTGAAATGCTTTTTTCATATCTTCCGTTTCGCCAGTAAAAATAAGATTTTCCAAAGCATCCGTTGGGTCGTAGTCAAACACGTGTCCTTTTGATTTTCGGTTCCACTTGCCACCAATGCTTTCAATGCATTTGTTTACATTCATGTAAACGTTTCTATCAAGTTGATCTGGCGGCAAATAAAGGATGTTTCCATCAACCCTACACTCTGCCAATATTGCCAAAATTTCTTCTTTGATCTTCATACTGCTTGTCCCTCCCCTATATAATCCTCCGTAGAAGTTGATCGCTACCGGACCGCCACTTTGGACGTGCCCGGTAAATTGCCCCTGCATCGGATTTCGCCGTGCTTTCTCGGGCGGGCCGCCCGCACCATTTGTCTCCCAGAGCCCCACAAGGATTATTGTCCTTGCTACTTGCACCCGGGGAATCGAACCCCGCTCCCGTCGCTCCATGCCCTCGGTGAACGATCCGGAATTGAACCGGCCTTGTGGTAGGCAGTACCGGAATCGAACCAGAAAAACGCCTCTTTACGTTCTGCCCATGTGCGCCCCCGCTCTCCCGCATCCTCCGGGGGCCTTGTGCTAATTTCGACCGCTTAACTATGCGTGTCGAGGAACAATACGGTTGTCCCTGTCTAGTGTTTATTGGCACCCGTTATTGGGTTGCTCACCATGGGCCGGGGATATCCGCAATACCCCGGCTGCTTCGCTTTCATCATGCGGCTGATGCTATCGCCCGAAGTATCAATCCTTCCGCAAGGTCTCTCTCGTGACCAGCGTTGAAAGGAGGAGAGAGCATCGAGCGTTTTGTGACAGGGGCAGGATTTGAACCCGCAATTTGTGAGCCTTGCACTCATTCTGTGGCCTCCACGTATCGAACCGGAACCCGCCTCATTATCACCGCCCGGCACCTCAGCAATTCCCCGCTCTGCCACCCTGCCATATAAAGTTTTCAAAAATGCCTGTGCAGCATCCTATGTCGTTAGCGGTTCCCACTAAAATTAATTTGCTAAATATTTGTCCTTGTCTCGTTCATATATCTGATACACTCTTTGTTTTGATATTGAAAATATATCTGCAAGTTCTGTGTATGTCGCACCTTCATTTTTCATCAATACAAGGTGCTTGTTTCTAATGCTTTCCATAAACTCTTGGTTTCTTCCCCTTTTTCGCAAGTCAAGATCGCCGTTTCTCTGTATACGGCTATAATGCTTTTTACATAAATTATTCGCATAAATTGGATTATCGCAACCATCAACATCACACGTTCCTTGTGTTGTTCCATTAATGCGCTCTATTGTGCCATTTCTGTATAATCTGTAATAATGCATCCTGCAATAGCTTTTAGCCATCGCCTGTCTTTCACATCCATCAACCTTGCAAATTTCCATACTCCCCACACTACCTAACTAGCCAATAATCCAAAGGCCCTGCACACATCTATCTCGTCCAGCTTTTCCGGTCTGCCGTATCTACCTAGCTTATTCCCCTTTATATAGTCGTTAATAAGCCCCATTTCAAAACCTGTAAAAGTGTTTTTCTTTACCTTTATACAAACTGTCTGTGGTGTTTTGCCTATAATATCCGCAACCTCTCTGTAATCAAGGCCAAAGCGTTGAAAATATGCTTTTATACTATCTTTCATGTGTCGCCTCCATCTTATCCAGCAACGAATAAATAAGTTTCTTTATAGCTATGCTTGCCTCTTTAAGTTCCTTAACAAGATGAAGCGCATCGTCTCTCTCATCATGATCAATTTTATTGTCTGCAATCATGCGCTTGGCTGTATTGATTAGCTTTTCCACATCCTCAAACTCACAATCAAACTGCATGTATGCCTCTGTAATGGCACAGGGCATATAATCATCTTCAAGGTCAGAATCAAGTAACCAGGGGGCCTTACACACAACAGATATAATGCCTTGCAATTCACGCTTTGGCTCCGGTGGATTCTCGTCGGGATGTTTTTCAATCTCTTTTATCCAGGGGACACTTATCCCGTATAGTTCCGCCGCTTTCTCTCTAGTAAAACCGATACTCTCCCTAGCCCTTCGCCATTTATTTGGATGGTCACTCATACTTTTCCCCTCCCCATATGATTGGTACAATAGTGTCGAACCTTGACAATTTAATCCCTGTAAAAATCCTCAAAAGACTTTTCGTGTTCCTCTAGGTTAAGAACATTGATATATCCTATTGCAGTTTTTGGTCCTGGAGTCCGTACACCGCGCTCATGATCCGACACAGCGTTTTGAGATATGCCAAGCAATCCCCCTAACTCCTTTTGAGATAATCCATTTTGTATTCGTGCATTCCGCAGCCAATCTCTCATAAAAAAATTCTCCTAAACCTTTGCAATTAATCGCTTCGTGCGATATAATAAAATAGCTTATGGGTTGGGGTATCGTTTTCCCTGCCTGTTTTGCGGTTCCTCGTCCGGTTTGGCCTGTCAAACTACGCCGGACGAGGAGTCATAACTACTACTTATAGTATACATCGCAATTTGCGATGTGTCAAACTGTTTTTGGAGAAATTATGAAAAAAAATTTTGAAAAACGATTAAGAGAATTAAGAGAAGAAAAAGAATGGTCGCAAAAAGACCTTGCGACTAAACTAGGCCTTACCCAACCAGCAATTGCCGATTGGGAAAGAGGTACAAGAAAACCCAATTTAACAAAAATTGAAGAAATTGCAGACATTTTTGGTGTTACTGTCGATTACTTATTGGGACGGTCAAATAAAAAAGGAGTTATAATAACTCTTAGCGAATTAAGAAAAAGTCACCCGAAATTAGCCGATGATTTAACTCGCGTAGGCGCAGAATATATAATGTGGGATGAAGAAATTTCTTATAAGCAATTAATAAAGTTTTTAGAACGACAGGCTAAAAAGTTAGATAAAAGAAATTAATCCCCTTTAAATAAATCTTGCTACATAATACGAAATGTAATACAATGGGAACAAACGTTCGGTTATGTTGTGCCAGTTAAGGAGGCATGATTACAATGAAAAGGGGTTCATCTATTTATCTTTCAAATCAAGGTCATCTTTATGATAATTTAAAGCCATGTCGCATAACTTACACAATTTTATATAATATAGCTATAATTTTCTTTAATTTTATTGCACCTGTTATTTTTGTAACATGGTTTTTTAGGGAACTTGGAATTGTTGCAGGAATTATATTACTTTTACTACTAATAGTGTTATGGACGTATTGATATGAAGTGGTGGTATATACTTATATTTTTAATAGTATGGTATCCCGGCGTGTGCCTCGTAGATTATGTGGCTAAAAAGAAATGGTTATGGAAAAAATAAAAAATGCTTAAAACAATAAGAGAACTTTTTGTTGGTTTATTTATTATAATTGCCATGTTTGCCGCTCCAATAGGCTGCATAAAATATTTATGCCATGAATTTAACGTAGTAGAACATGAATTTATTTTTATTGTTGTTGGACTAATTATTTATAATGTGTTTTTTCACGATATTTTTATGCGAAAATATTTTAATAATGAAAAACCTTGGCTGTTAAAAGGAATAGAGAAAGACGAGGAATAATATGCAATCGAGCGTCTTTTATGATGAACGCCGCAAATGTTGGAGAGGATATATAACTTTACTAAACGGCAAAAGAAGGTATATCTCTGCTTCCACCGGCGCAGAAGCAAAGATAAAGGTGCGGAAATTATTAGAAGAATATGAGACAGGAAACTATGCGCGTCCTTCTAGGCTAACAGTAGCAGAAACAATTAAAGGCTGGCTAAACGGCCGTAAGGCCGTTTTAAGCCCAACTACAGTTGCGGGGTATCAAAGGTATATCAATAAACATATCATTCCCTGGATGGGCAATATGAGGCTATTAGAAGTATCTACAGCAAAAGTAAATGGATTATACGCAAACATGGCTAATCAAAAATTGAAGTACGCTACGATCAAACAAGTTCACTCTATTTTGCATAAATTTTTTAAAGACATGATGAAGCAAGACTTAGCACGGAAAAACCCTTGTGACAATGCCGAGCTGCCAACGATCACAAAAAGAAAGTATCAAGCCAATGTCCCTACTACCCAGGAGTATAAAAAAATGCTCAAAAAAGCGGAAGGTACACGGCACTTTCTTCCGGTCCTTCTTGCTGGTGGGCTTGGGTTAAGACGCGGTGAAGTGTTTGCATTAAGATGGAAAGATATTGATTTCAAAAAAAACACTATTCATATATGTCAATCCAGCTATGGGTATAGGGAAGTGGAATACAAGCGGCCTAAATCGGAATCTGGGGACCGAACTATTTCTGTACCGTCATATATCATGCAGACATTGAGAGAGCATAAGAAGAAACAAAAAGTCATGAGCGCAGACGGAATTGTAATTACAATGGATGATGGATCTCCGGTAAAGCCATACGCTTATTCCCATGCATTTGCTGTATTTTTAAAAGCTAACAACCTTAAGCACATACGATTTCATGATTTAAGACATTTTAACGCTACTGTTATGTTGCAAAAAAAAGTTCCAATCAAAGCAGCATCTAAGCGGCTTGGACATTCAACCACTCAAATAACAATGGACATATACCAGGATGTATTGGAAAGCATGGATAAAGATGCAGCTCACAGGATTAACTCAATTATGCCAAAAGTCCAGTGAGCTTTGTGACACCATTTTTGACACCAAAATTTATAGAGTATACCGGAATTGAGTTAAAAATTATTATAAGCAAAAAACCGAAAACAATTGATATGACTGAATTTTCCTTGTATTTTAGGCTTTTTAACATACGCATTTACAAAACTCAAAATCCTGTGGGGCAACCCGTGAGGGTTCAAATCCCTCCTTCGGCACCAGCCCGGAAACCCCTTACACACCAAAGGGAGCCGGGCTTTTATTTATTATTTTTAATTTTTTATGTAAACCACAAAATTACGCTTGGCACCATTTGGGCACCATTTTTGTTTTTAAAAAAGCATTATGTTTACATCTTGGCACCATCACAAATTAATTTAAAATTAAAGAAGGAGACAAAATGAAACTACATTATGTTCATGTGGCAATTTCGTTTTCTTGTTGGATTATAGATATGTATTTATGGTTGTTTGGGTATCCCATTATTGGCATTATGATGATTCCTTTTTTGTTTGGATTTTTCCCAATATTAAAAGCAAGTAAAAGTTTTTCTATATGGTCAAAGATTCGGTACTGTTTTTTATATGTGTTTTTTGTATCTATATTTTTAATAATTTCATCTATTTTTTTTGTTATAATATGGCCAATTAATGAAAGAATGAATGTGTCTATTAATTTTTTAATAAAAGCGTGTATTTTTTCCGGGTCTCAGCTATTTGTCTATTCGCGTATAAGAAAAAAAATAAAGGCGACCAAATAGTTTGGGCCGCCTTTGCAAAAAAAGTTACGCAACGTGGCATTACGCTACGCTAAATTAATAATATCATTATATTTAACACTATGCAACTACATCTCTAACTTTTTGAATTATACCGCCAAGTCGTGCGCTTTCTTGTTGTTCATACTCTAGCGATTTTTTTAGCCCTTGTATTTCTGCTTTTAGCTTTTTGTTTTCTGCCTCCAATGGATCCTTCTCTCCATATCCGTTTAACCCGTTGTTTTTAATAATTGCTGGATAGTCTTTGTAAGCGATATCCATATCAAGACGTTGACTGTAAACACCGTCTGCGCCGCCCTTGTTTGTATATTGCCACATGCCATAAGAATATTTTTTCGATGGATTTTTACGCCAATCAGCAAGCCAAAGATCATACTTTGCAAGAACGTTCATATCCATTCTCGCGCACCAATTATTACCTGCGTATATTGCGGCATAATATCCAGCCTGTTCGATTGTGGTACAGAAAGCGTTTACTATATCCGTCAATGCTGATTTGCTTAGTTTTTTTAAACTGTTGTCCTCAATATCGCAAGAAATTGGATACATGATCTTTCCAGCATAGGGAGCAATTTGCTCAAGAACAAATTGCGCTTCCGTAATAGCTGCATCTGTAGACTTCGCATAGTTATAGATGTATACACCAACATCTATCCCAACGGCTAATGCTTCCTCCATGTTTGCCTTAAACCATGGATCAACAACGCAAGGGTTATCGTATGAATGCCCATATCCAACACGAATCATTGCAAATTTGATACCCTGTTTATCTTCTTTTACCTTTGACCAGTCAATTTTTCCCTGGTGCTTTGATACGTCAATGCCCAACATTTACTTATCCTTTTGTGCGGCAGACTTAATTTTCACACCGGCCGCATATGCACCGTTTGCAGTAAAAGATACAAGCAAAGCATTGAATAAACATAAAACACCAAACTCTAATGTAAGATTTCCGAGAAAAAAGTTTGCAACAAGCAGAACGATAAGAGCCACAATATAGCTATATACCTGAGTGGCAAGATTGAACCAGCCTTTGGTAAACTGAACGATCAATCCAGTTACAATTGGCGCCCCTGCGAAAGTGGCAATAAATTCCCATGTAAAAAACTTATCCATAATATACCTCCGTTTAATTTACCGGATTGTCCCCCGGCTAGGGATTTACTGATTCCAGTTTAGATAACCGTCTGTCATGATATTTAAGTCGTTCTTGTATTTCTGCTATATCTTTTGTTGTTTTTTTTGTTTCCGTTAGATACATATTCATATCTAGTTTAATTTCTTCAATTCTTTCAGATATAGATTCAATTTTCTGCAACAATGTTGCCTCTGTAACGGCATTCCTTACAGCGCCTTTTACACTTTCTTCTCTTTTTTTGTTTGCTCTGCCAGTCCAGGCATGTATAATATTACTTATTGTTGCTAATGCTGCTATTACCCATGCTATCCACTCCATGACATCCAATTCTCAACTTTCTACGACAATGCTATTCCATAATATCGAGACAAAATTGACCATGTCCTTGTTTTTCCGGCGCTATCAAGTCCGCCTTCCACAATACCGGCGAGAGCGATATTTCCCACTGTAGCATAAGTCGTGTCTAAACTATATGATGCACCCAACGTAATTCCATGCATCTCCGCTGTACCCAAGTTGCCCGTTCTAAGCGAGACTCCATTCTGAAATATTTCCGAGCTTGCACCGTTGAAATCAATTATATTAATAACATAATCGGAGGGCCTAGAAATTACATAATCGAAATAATGTGATTGATCACCTACAACCCTATAACCAGATGACGCATTCCGGTACATCAAGCCGCTTTGATTGTTTATATAGGCACCATCAATTACATTATGATTTCTGCTCCCAACCGTAGTATTCCATACGACTATTACGGTTCTTGGTTGTCCTGTTGAGTATGTGGTGTTCTGAAATGCTTGCGTTCCATTAAATGTAATAGCTGCATGACCATTTAATCCAACTACGTTTTTTGTCAATACTGCATCTGTTGCGGTTGCCGATGGAGCGTCATATCCACCTTTTATATCAGGCCATATCGGTATTGACTCGCCATTTTTACCTGATACTTTATCAGCAAAAAACAACACATCAAACGGAATAGAAAGTATATTGTTTTTGCTTATTGCTATTGGCCTAGCAAACCCGTCTTTAAAAGATCGCGGGATAGGTCTTTCTTTGTCTTTCGTTATAATTGTCCTATCGAAACCATCCCGAAAAGATTGCATTTTAATAATCTCCTCCGAACACCGTCACCATCCAGCCAGTAGCAACAGTAGTTCCAACGGTAGCTATAATTTTATATCCTGCTGGTAAATACGGTATTACTGGCATCGCTTCATATCCCGTATCACGCAGTAAATCAACATCTGTTCCAGTTATATTATCTGCGGCTGCCGTTGATGCAGCTAATTGTATCTCATATGCAAGGTAATAAACAGATACGTTGTCATAGATAAATAACCGTAATACAGTATCAATGTTTGTTCCCAACGCCCTGACTTTTATGGCATCAATTCGTGATCCATTTTCCCCAGCCGTAAATACTGTTACTGGATTTGTAGTAGGTGTTTCATAACTAGTATCTGCCGTAATTACTTTGCCCCCGTCTATATTTTGAGTAATGGGAAAAATCGGTTGTGTGTTGGCCGCCATTATAATGCGCCTCCTATGTTTTGATATGAATATTTCGCAAGCAATGCACCTACATGTTGCGATGCAGCTTCTACTGTCGTGCTGTCGTAATATCCTCCTGCATCTGATATAATAATATTTTCCGCATATTCTGCATCAAACGCATATCCGTTAGCCATGACACACCAATAGTCATTGCATACAGTTGGATATGTGGGAGGAACATTATTTAATGTTGTTTGTAAAGCTATATACGAAGATCCGTTGTATTCCACTATATTATTCATATAGTAAGTTGTTCCGGCATCATATGGCCCTTTATGCCGCAAGTTGTCGGCCAAAAGAGATAAGGAAGTAAATTCAGTGGTTGACTCCACTGCTGCATCATCATAAACAGAAAGTTGCACGGTAAAAGTAAAAGTAAATGTAGATATTTGATTACCTGTTCCGTCTGTTATTATTACTTGACACGTCACTGGCCCCTCTGCCGCAGTATCGTTTGATTGCAAAGAATATGAAATAATCCCACTTACGGCATCGTCTATAGTAGGCTCTCCCTGAGTTACAGTATCATCTTTTTTTTGAAAGTAAATTCGCACTATCAGGTCTGTTAAATCTACTGCTACACCAGCATTAGTTATAGTAATAATAAACTTAGTTGTCCCGGCATCTTCACGTACAACAAAAATAGCTGGCACGTCGGGATTTTTTCTATTTGTAATATCAAGCTCAAATTCTTTAGATACAACTGGGGAACTCATACAGGCACACCTCCCATTACAGGCAAACACGCTGGCCAAACTTGAATAATAGCGGCATTATAATCACTAACTACATCAAGTTCTGCTGTAGTTGTTCCGCTACCCGTAGGAGATGCGCATAAAATATAAATTGTTTTTTCAGTTCCAGTGCCAGACAGTAATCCAGTTTTTTGAAATTGAAAATTTCTCGGTTCGTCTTGAAGTATTCCACCTAGTTTTGAACTAAGAGAATTATCAAGCAAATCGCCCGACAACGTAGAAATTGTAAAAACTAAAGAATAAGGAGAAAGACCATCTATCAATACTGGTATATCTATTTTTACAAAATAATCTCCATACGGTGGCAATGTACCGCTAAAAGTATCAAGTGGTTGAAAATCTGCTGTAGGAGTTATGGAACCGCTAGAGCTTGTTGCTTTCCATTGCATTGTCCATCTATCAGAGTCGGCATAACGTTGATAAAAAGATAATCCTAATACTGATTGAAATGGCAAAGTAAATTCAACCGTTTCTATTGTATCAGACACATTTGGTAAAGTCAGTGCGCCTAAATGATCTGCTATATCAATCATTGCATAAATATCTATATAATTATATCCACCACTTGTACGAGTGTTAACAACAATACCTGGATAAGTTGATATTGGTCCGCCACCAGAAGAATCTTTTGCCGTTATCATTGTCCCCGGTACAATTCCTATTAGATTTTCAGATGCAGTTGCTTTTTTTATAGAAAACAAAGGGTCGCTCACAGAATCAACAACCCATGACGTTTTAGTGTCTTTTAAAAGATTTAATACAGTTGGTGTTACTGGTGAACCATTTGCAATAACATACCAATAATCATTATATAAATCGGGATAAATTGGCGGAGTATTGCCGTTTGTAGTTTGTAAAGCTATATAAGATGATCCATTATATTCAACTACATTGTTTATATAATATGTTGTTCCAGAATCGTATTCTCCAAAGTGCTTAAAATTATCTACATACTGAGTAAGCAAAGTAAATTCAGTAGTTGATTGTACTGCATCATCAGAGTAAGCGGTATCCAATACATCAAAGTCAAAATAAAACGTTGTTATTCTGTTTCCAGATGCATCAGATAAAGTTATTTGGCAAATGACTTGTCCTACTTTTGCGACGTCATTTGATTGAAGAGTATATGAAATTTGACCAGTAGCAGCGTCTACTATGGTTGGATCGCCCTGGGTAATGTTCCCGTCTGCTTTTTTAAAGTATATTCTAACCGTCAAATCGGTTATATCAAGTGCAACTCCGTTGCTTTTTAGGGTAATACTAAACTTACGTGTCCCGGTATCGCTTTTCAGTATTTCGATAGCAGGAACATTTGGATTTGTTTTATCCGTATAGTCTAGTATTATTGTATATTCTACTACTGGTATACTCATTCATGGTGGCAATCATAGTCGCTCAACCTCCCTTTTTATCCTATTTTTGTTGCCATGATAGTACCACCCGTTGAATTTCCGATGTAATATAAATTCTCGGTTATCGCTACTGGATATTCAAATATAGCAGGAAGCGAACTGGATGACGGAATGATACAGTCGTTTGTCGTTGCCGTTTGTTCAGTGTTAAAGTGAACACTGTCATTGCCGATGTTTCGCAAAATATAATTACCCGGCGTAAGATCGGTTGATGCAGCGGCTGACGTATACGTAATTGCCACTCCTGAATAAATTCTTCTACCATCGTCTTTTGTAAACATGTTTATTCTCCTTTCAAGTAATCTAAGTATTCTGATAAATATTCAATTTTGTATACTTGTGGTGCTTCATTAAACCAATCATTATTTTTTAGTTCGTCGTATACAAGTTGCATATCAACCTGTAACGTCTGCCCTTCTTCGGTTTTTATTGTTGCTACATAGTTCATCTCTCCTTGTTCATATTTTTCTACAGCTATTTGTGACTTTGCTGTTTTTTCTGCTTCTTTTCTTGCGTCTGTAAAAAGTTCAATTAATTCTTCATCGGTAAATATGTCTTTTTGTGAATATATTGCATTGTAGTATTGGTTTAAAACGTTACCTTCTATATGTAGATATCTATTTCTTTCTGCTTGAGAAAGTTTAAACGTTGCTGTTTCCCAATCTACTTTTGATATTGGCACTGTCCGAGGAATAAAACTTTCGTCTTTTGTTTTTTTTGATAAATTCAATACAAAGTCAGTTATTTCATTTTCTTTATAATTTGAAACATACATTGGGTTTACAGCTAAATCTATAAACCGTTTATACATCTCTTTTTGATTTGTTCTTGGTTCCCCATATACATCACGTTGTGGTCTTAGTTGTTTTCTAATCACTGGTATATTGTTGATTACTTTATTCCATGCTTCTTGCTGCCATGTATCCGCGTAAGTTTCTCTGTATACAGGGTCTATAATTTGTGCGGTTTGTCTTGCCCCTGACCATACAAACCCTGGAAGAGATTCAGCCAAAGGTACTGTTATATATGGAAAGGGCATGGCGTCTGGATCTTCGTTGTTTTTCTTTTGTATCTCTGTCTGCATTTTGTTTAAAACATACATCATAGGCATGTCAAGAACCGTATCAAGTGATACTTCTGCTATATCGAGTGCTTTTTGTCCGACCCCATATTCAGGATCGTCTATTTTCATAATCCTATCTACTTCTGCGCCAATCGCCAATACTTGACCAAAGATTTCTATACTTCCCAAAGAAACAAATTTATCTCCGTCTTTTGCTTCTAAATCTTTGCCCTGCATCCATCTTTCTACCGCAGACATATTAATAGAATTTTCTGGCATACCTTGTTGTTTGCGAATTTTTTTAATGTCTTTGTTTTTTTCATCATTTCCAGATACAATCAATCCTTTATTGTGCAAAACTTTTCCTAACCCGTATAGCCCCATGGAACCAATTGCTGATCGTCCAATTGCTAATGCTATATTTCTTTGCTTTGCTAACCCTTTTGATCTAAAAGCATACCAAAACGCTTTTAACGCACCGGCAGGAGAATATTCAAGGCTTCTTGTCATCAAAGCACCTGGCACGCGAGTATATTTAACAAACAAATCGCCAGCACCAAATGCGCGTGTTTTCTTTAAAACTTGACCGGGAACTAACGGGCCAACACCCGCGACTCTATTTAACCCTTCTTTTAATGTTTGCAATACCGTCCCAGCCCATGTTTCGTCTTGTAAAGTATTATATAGTGCTTTTTCATTTGCAATTTTTTTTATTTCTCTTTGATATTTTACTGGCACATCGTCAAAATTTTTGTATCCTAAAGCCGCCGTCATATTTTGCAGCACTTCTTCTTCCGCCATTCCCTTTGCAAATTCGTCTGGCGACCTTAACCCTATACCCATTGCATCTTCTAACTTTTTGCTTAACCCTTTGCTAAAAGTGCGATTTTGAAACAAATCATATTTACCCGCAGACTTGGTTAAATTGAATGTTCCCAACCTTGTGTTTAACGTTGCTGATCGTCCACGTTTTGCGCCAACTTTTATTTGACCTAAAATATTTCCTTTTAACCCTATTGTGCGGTGTCCAGTAAATAAAGACATTATCCAATCAGGAAGCATTGCTGGCAAATTTGCAACCCTCTCAACCATGTTGAGCGCAACATTTGTGGTTACATTTCTAGCTAGTGTACGAAGGTTTAGCAAGTGCGATATGGCTTGATATGTACTTATTTTTTTTGCCACACTTGAAGGTAGTTCGTCATAAACTCTTGCCGCTAGTTGTGCGGAAGCAAGTTCGTCAAGTTCATCTACGTTCAGAGTACGCATAAACTTTTCGTCTCTAGCAGTAATCTTTACTTTTCGTTCTTCTGCAAGGTTTTTAATTACATCTATATATCCATCTACTGACTTAGCTTGTTTGGCAGCGTCTAGTTCCCCTGCCGCTTTTGTCAATAACTCTGTCAGTTCAGGCGTAAGTTTTCTGCCGTTTTTTTTCAAAATGTTTTCAGCCATTTTTAGTACGCCAGTCGGCCCGGCGTTCCACCATTTAGCGGCATTGCCTATCTGCCCGGCTTTTGTGAACTTTCTCGAAGCGGCATCCAGGATTTCTATTGCTTCATCTGTTCGCCCTTTGTTCAGGAGTTCGTCAAATACGTTCCTTGCTACCGTAGCTTCGGTGGCATTTGAAAAGCTATCTCCTTCCAAAACGTTTCTTCTCAATACTTCGAAGTCGTTTTCTTCCATTACCTTTTGAGCGTTGGTTTTAGCTACGTCCTGTAAAGACCGTTGGTATTGTACCGGTTCATCAGCAAGCTTTTGCCCAATGTCTTCCGGCACACGTTCAAATTCACTGGCCCTAGCGGCCAGTGCGCTATCTTCTGCTTGTCCCACTGCTTCGTCGTAATACTTGACTCCATTTATTTCTGTATACGATTGTTGTGTACTGTCATTTAAAGTTGTCGCCGCTTCTGTTCTCCATTCGGGAACAACTTCGTCTAGTGCTTCTGTGACTTTTTCACCCTCTAGCTTATTTACCACTTTTTCGGCTGTTTCAGGTTCTAATTTCGATAAAGCAGCCGCAGGGTCATCGGCTTGTTTAATCATAGACGCATATTTAGCCGCATCATCTAGTTTGGCAAGTGCTTTCTGATTGATTCTATAGAGGTCCATCATGTCATCGGCGTTTTTAATTACGCCTTTTGTCATTTTTGCGGCATCTGCTATGTCATCAACAAGTCCTATTCCTGGAAGCAAATCTTCCGGACCTAAATACTGCATGATTCCACCCAGTATATTATATAACCCCGGATGCCTGTCTTTTAGTTTAGCCATGGCTTTAGGCATCCAGATTTCTTCAAACATTCTTCTTGTATCGTATACATCGGCTTCTTGCCCGGCCACTCCTTTTGCTACTTCTGCAACGCCTTGACCCAGTCCCTTAAAATACGCGCCCACTTTCCCTTTGTCTGCCTGTGATTGAGCTATATCTGCTTGAGCGCCCATAGTAAGCGGCAAAGTTAAAATCTGATTGATAGGATTTGTTAGCCATGCAATATAATCAGTAAAATTGTCTCCTGCTTTTTTTTCGTCTTTTCTGGTTCGGTTGTCTATATCTACAATTGTTCTAAAAAGCCCATAAAAAGGATCATAAGCTGATGCAACTTGCTTTACCGCCTTACCCACTACGCCTTGTTTGGCATTTTGTATGGTCTGATGCGCCTTTGTCCAAAAGTTTTCAGGCATAGGTTCGCCTTTAATCATCGGTGTGGCAGAGGCCGACTCATACCCGTATTTCTCCATGAAATATTTGTTCATGTCTGACTTTTGCTGTTCGGTTTCTTGTGGCGTTAGCTTTGTTTGATCTTCCGGAATTGTTGGAATATCTGGGGTAATTCCAAGTTTATCTATTGCTTTGTCTGATTTTAAGAATCCACCCATTGATCTGGGCAATTTCCCTTCTTGATATAATTTCACATCGTCTTTATCAGTAAAATCGTACTGTTCCAATAGCGACTGGGGCGGTACGCCTCTTGCTTGTCTAATTTGATCAATAAAATTATTAGAATCATATTTGTATTTGGATATATCAAACTCAAATTCTTGTGGTGTTTTTTGTTCGTATTCAAAATAAGGGTTTAACTGCTCATAACGATCAACCGACATTTCGCCGTAGTCATTAAGAAAATTCATTGCTTCCGTATAACTCAGCCCAAGCTCTTTATACCCTTGACCGTATTCCCTAACAGAAGAAAATAGTCCCAGGTCAAATTCTCTTGTTTGCGGATTGATAAATCCTTTTATATCGTCATCTGAAATAGAATAATCGTTATAATTTCTGCGTATAGTGTTTAGCGCATAATCATATCCGTTATCGCTTTTATATCTTTGCTCATTAAATATTCGAGTGTCTTGATCTATATATGGTGTAATTTCATCATATCTTAAAAATGGATTATTTGTACGATCACGTATTTGTTGCATTGCATCATACAGTCCGCTCATTTATGGCCTCCATTGGGGGTATCCACCAGGCAATGTGTTGGGCGTGTTTGTTCCAGTTTGATAGGGAGGCATATTGGGCGACGGCAACGGTACTATAATTGGTTCACCGCTATTGTCTGCATCCTCATATCTTCTTCTAAATTCATATTCCATTTCCAGCATTCGCAATTGTTGTTTGCGCTGGTCTGCGTCTCTTTGTGCTTGATACGACGGAGTTCCAGGTGCAATACCCAATATAGACGCTGCATAATTATCCGCATATCCAAGCGTATTGATTCTATTCATTGCGTCGTCTATTTCTGCTCTTCGAGTGTTAACTTTTGCTTGGTATCTATCAAATGCTCTTTGTCTGTATTGAGCGGTAAGGCCGATTGTACTTCTTGCCATTGATTCACTGGTGCCGGTTCCATAAAGTATTCCACGTTCGTTTGCAGCCTCCATAACTGCCTGATTTGTTGCCGCTATATCTTGTTGTAATGCTCTGTCTTTTTTAGGGTTATAACTAAATTCTGGCATACTGTAGTTTCCGTATTGAGGCGCTTGTTGTTGGGCTGGTTGTGGAAAAGACGATCTATTTCTTAACGCTCCCATTGTCTGATTTCCGGCAATAGCATCTACCGTTAAACCGCTTTTGGATTGAAAATCTCTTACGGCAGCGGCGGTTTTTGGCCCATATATTCCATCGGCAGCAATATCATATCCTGCCGACCTTAATTGATTTTGTAAGTCTGCTACTCCTGAGCCTCTGTTTCCTTCACGGTATGTTGCCATAGTATCACCTCAATTAAATGCGTACATAAGTTCTTTTTGCCATGCCAATTGTGTGTCAAGTGGATTGCTGTATATCTTTAGGTTTGGCATATAAGTTGTACCACCAAAATAATCTGAAAGTTGTTTTTGCCATGCTATCTGCGTGTCTTTCGGGTTATCGCTCAAAGGTAAAACAATGTCTATCTCCGACAATATTTCTTTTCGCCATGATTCAAATGTCGTTATTGGGTTTTTATTGCGTCTTAATATCATCTGCTGTTTCTCCGTATACGATAATCTTTTTGTAACAAAAACGCTTTTATGTCGCCAAATCCACTTAGAACAATTGAATATTGTTTCGTACCAGGCTGTGGAGTTATATCAAGTTCAACCGATTCCTTGTCCCTGCTAGGCAGTACGTTTCCCAAAGAATGTATTCCGATTGCCGCTGGGTTTTTATAGCTATATGGTTCGGTTGTATACCCCACAGACAATTTTGCATCGCTGCCTACATCAGCCGTCATGTACATTCTCTTGAGAACTTTTTCGTTTGAGATTGTACCATCTGTATAGGGCGGTCCCCATTCTTCAAACTTGATTGGTTCAGTCTCGGATGATAAAGTGTCGTGCAATGTTCCGTGGCCCGTCGATGATGCCCAATGAGTATATACATAACCGTTTTTGCCTATCCCGTAAAAATTGTTTGCGTTCTGCGAACATGCATCTAAATATTTTAACGTTTTTGAGGTAGAGATATCATCAAAGTTTGTCTCTACCGAATACCACTGTTTTCTTTGGGTGTCGTATTCAACCCAATCAACATCTGCAGCGCTATCTGTAGTGTGATAAGACAAGAAAAACCTTCCCGCATAACTTCCAGCGCAATATTGATTTTGTTCTAAACCTGCGGCTATCATTTTATCTAACGTTTCGTTTATAAACGGATCGCTTATCTCAGTGATTTTTGCGCCATTGTAAGAGTACACTCCATCCCGCCCGAGCCAATATAAAATCCCGTTTACTTCTGCCGCCGCAAAATGACTGACACATCCGATTGAGTTTGATACGTCTACAATCTGGAATGTAGACGGCCCTTTTCCGTATAGTTCGTGCATGGATGTCATAGTAAATATAACTACATGATTGTTATATGATACAAGACAAGTAATATCGCTTTTTGCCGATCCTATAGGAATACTCCCCGAATCACTTGCCGTTGTCCAATCTTCTGGTTTAGCTAAAGCAGAATGATACAAGACAGCGTTTGCCGCACAGTATACTCTATTACCATATACAGTTACGATATTTGTTGCCGGACATCCCGTGCTTGTTATATCCAGTCCCGTTGTTCCTATGTCAGCATATTTTTTGTTTACCTTGTCCATCATGACATTATAGGTTTTTGTTCCGGTTTTTAATTGTGCCAGTCCAGGACGCGACCCACCAGTTGTTAGGGTAGCTATTTCAGTAAAGTCTGTTGACAAAAATGGATTAGTTGATACGCTTTTTCCGTACCATGCTGTTTCGGTCACAACATTCAGATAATCCACTGTGCCACCGTCGCTTGACGGAGTTGCAAATATTTGTTTGGGAAACTGCGTTGAAAAGTCAGAATCTAAATAAATATCTTCCATTGTCTGAAACCCAGGCGAAATTGCTCCACATCCGTTTTTCATATATATTGCTTTGTCGCCCTGCACTCTGTACGGGTTTTTATTTTGGTCTAGACCGTTGCCTATACCGTTTTGAATTGTGGCGTTTTCGTATCTAACCTGTGTCCATCTTGCCATTACCAACCGCCCCAGTATGCTTTTTTATATGTTTTTGTTTGCTTCGGTAATTTTTGCTTTTTGTTATAATAATTCATTTTGATATTGCGAAACGCTTCTTTTTCTTCTTCCCAGTAGTTGTTTCCTAAGTCTATATCGGGTGCAACTCCCGATTGAGCAATTGTTTTCATGACGTTGTATTTTAGCAAGTCAGTTAGTTCATCTGCTATATCCAATGTGTCGGATGAATTTGCTACTGCGGTGGGCGCTGCCTCATAGTACACTTTAACTTCTACCGTAGTAGATGGTGCGGGATAAATCCTTAACTGCATTCCATCTGTAGTTGCCTCATTAAGCCACTGTAAGCCGCTCAGATCGTCGTTTATTCCGGCCTTGTTGTATTCGCTATATGTTGTTGACGAAGCAGACGAAGCAATTTCAATCTTCTGAATGCGGTCTGGCTCCATTCCGGTAGGATAATCATAATACGCTTCACCGTCAGTTGTATTGAACGGGTATAAAGAAGTAGACGTAAACCACTCCTCATATTTTTTTAGACACGAATTAATCCACCCTATTTTAGTTGCTGTCGCAAATTTATTGGGTAATCTTAAATCAATATCGTTTAACAATTCTTGTGCGGTCATTTACACCACCCAATTCGTAAGATAGTATTTACTGTCTTGCATCGCTCCGTCCAATTGATTTATAGCAGCTTCTAATTCGTTTTCCCTGGCTTTGCATCTGTTTAATTCGTTTAGATATTTCATGCGTTTACCCTTTAAATCGTTTATCCGTTTCTTAATTGCTATTCTTAAGGTGTTGTCTGTTTCAAACCCATATAAAAGAGTGTTTTTCAAAAGATCGCTTGTTTTGGGCAAATAAAGTTTTATTCCCTTTCCCGCTGCAACTCCTAAAAAATACTCACATGATGGACGTTGCATACCGTATTCTGAATCTGCGGCCATGTCCACACCGTACACATGAATTTCGTCGTATTCTTCGTAGATAGCCAAAGCGATCATCCACGATATGGAGTTTGTAAAATACCTAAACTGTTCGCCAAACGGTGCGCCAAAATAATCAAGCAGTTCTTCTCGAGGAAACCGTACAGAGTTTGGAAATTCATCTGAATGATCCCACATATACAGAGGGATTTCACAATTCCGAAGAAATTCCCTGTGCTCTTTTGTATTCTTCGACGGCGAATCTGGGCTATGGATTTCAAACCATCTATCTGCCCTGGCCTCTGGTTTTTGTGCAAACAATTTGTACATTTCGTTTAAGGCCCATATTTCAAAAGACTTGTCCTTAAACGGTGCCTCAATCCATGACGGGGCAAAACCCATGATAGCAACCTTGCGGTACTCTTTGCTCATTGGCAATCTCCTTAAATTAAGATAGGGGGGGGGATATACCCCCCTTAGGTACTGGTTGTATATGCGACAGTTCCGACTTCTCCGATTGCTAACCACTCGGCGGTAGAAAGCCCCAAGAAAGTTGCACTTGCACCGTCAGACTGTAACGATACATATAGCGCATCAGTAAGAGCCGTGGATCCGCTTATGAAGAAAGTGGCAGTAGACCCAGAGTAGACTATCGAAAAATCGCTTGATCCTGCTGCGGTTGTATAAATGGTCTTTACCGATCCAGCTTCCGGAGCGCCTAACGTATACTTGTTTAGGCCGGTTCCCGTTGTACCGGCAGTAAGTTTAGATACTCCATAGTTTGCGAGATTCGCGGCAGTGCTTCCGGTCTCAGTGTAAGACTGTTTTACCTTGCCTTGAAAATCAAACGTCCCAGGCAGTTCATATGTTGAGTTAGAACTTTGTAATACAATGTTACCCATTTACAACACCGCCTTAACCGGCACTGCCGACTATGCCAATATTCGGAATAGCTCCATTGCCCCAACGGCCAAGCGCATTTGTATAGTAGTCTTTTGTCCTGATGTTGTCCTGATCTGCCGAGAAGTTAGTGCGTTCGCGCCACTGGAAGATGAGATGAGTAAACATTGTATCTTCCAAGAACCAAGCGGTCGTGGACGTGAGATACCGCAGATAAACTTCTTGTAGCATCGGCAGAGTGTTTTTTGTATTGGACAGTTCGTTGGCTTTGTTCTGACTCTGCAAGATTTCACGGACGGTAAACATGTTGTTCTTGTGGGTAATAAGTTTGTTTGCGTCGGAATCCATGGGATCCCCGGCGTGATTCTTAAAGTCGTTAAACATGTTCAAAGCCGTTTGTAAATTTGCCGTAGTCAGCCCACCGGTAGTTAAAGTGTCATTGACCTGTCCGGGCGCGTCTTTACAAGGATGATCGTTTGCGCACAACGCCTTACCATCTGCAAGCGCAGTGGTAAAAGCGTTATCAAGCCCTACAATAGCGGTACGCTCTTCTTTTACCTTCATAGTACGGGCCAGCTCAGTTGCTCTTGCATCATTGACGCATCCATACAAATCATCCCGAATAGCTTCGTGCGTATATTCAAGACCATTTGCATAGGTGTAGTTTATGATTGTGGTCTGGTAAGCCTGAGAAACTTTACCATACTTGATGTCGTCACCTTCGGCCTTTAGCTCTGCGGCTTTCAGGTTACCCATGCTGTCGTAGGTTTCTTGGGCTTTGTCGGAAGTCATTTCAGTTGTGTACATGGGATACTGCGGGGGCGTTGAGTTGAACGCATCAAAGAAAATTTTCTTTTGTCCCGCTTCTAGCATCCGGC